GCACCAGAGCTAATGGCAGTTGTAGAGTCATCTACTGCACCACTATCAAAAGTTGCTGAGTTGATTGATGCATTTAGTTTAGTTGATGTAACTTGATCGCCTGTACTAAAAGAGTTTCCAGTAATAAGTTTATTTGCCATTATATTGCTTCGTTTGTACTTCTAAAGGTTTTGCTACCACTAATTTTAACTGCTCTTATTTTTGGTCTACCTTGAGTGCTTTCCAATTTAAATTGAATACTGTATGCCCTATTTGGTCCAAACCTTCCCCTAATTGAGATATCCTCTCCGCTAGCAAGCACTCCTTTATGAAAAGACTCTATGGACCCTAATGCTATTGTACCATCAATGTTCTCTGTAATAGCAGATAGTGTAGCGTTTGAATTTGCACTAGCACTAGATTCAACATGCAAATCCCAAAGTTTCCATTTTTTACGATCTAGGTCATCTCCATGTATTGCTCTAGTCTTTGCAACTCCCTTAATCGAAACAGAAGTTAGGCTTCCTCCAATTTGAGTAATAATGTTATCACTCCCAGCATCTAAAGCGTCTAACCTGTGAATTCCGCCATTTTGATTTACGGCATACACCCCACGGTTATTTCCATCTCCTGCTACAAGAATGTCTCTGTAATCCCATTTAGAGTCATCAACCGTATCTATGCTTTCCCATTCTTTGTTTAAAAAATTAAATATAAAAACAGCATTGTTTTCAGAAGATCCATCAATAGGAGCGGCTAAATAATATCTGTTATCAAAGTAAACTGATTTTACTTTTTCAACAGCGTCTTGATTAATTCTCTTTATGGAAGAATTAATTGATTCGCTAAGGGGAATATCTTGACCTCTTAAATTGTAAAGATCTTTAAAGTCTAATGCGTATACTCCATTGTCCGATAAAAACATTAATTTATTTCCAATTTGCTGAATTGAAGATCTAGCAATACAGCCTAAATCGCTACTCAGTAAAGTTGTTTGAGCTTCTTTTAAATCCAATGAATTGCTTACTACAAAAATACTTTCTCGATTTAAAACAACAAGTTGGTCATCAGAAAAACTATGAACCCCAACTACAAAATCTGATTTCTTAGACATGAATTTAAACTGCCCATAGATGTAATCAAATACATCAGAATCGCTAACTAGAGAAAATAAAAGTTCATCTCTAACTTTCCGATCTGTTATCGTTGGGCTCCCCGAAGATCCAGTCATCGTATAGTTAAATGGAACAACCATTCTTTTTTGATGAACAACTGCAAACGGAGGAGCGGGACTATGAGTAAATCCCATTCCCTGAGATATAGCCTGGGTCCATTTTGTGTCGCTTATGCTGCCCAAGTTTGGAGACGTAACAGAAAAGAAAAATATACTACTTGATCCAACTTCAGATACAGAAAACTCATCATTTTTTGACAAACCACTAGACCCGACACTAGTCAAAACAACTTTATCGCCAACACTTAATCCGTGAGTAGATGGAGTTGATACCGTTACTTTCCCAACTCCATTGGTTATCTCAAAAGCAGTTACCGAAAATGATACAGGCTGAGTAAAATCTCCATTAGGAACATTTGTAAATGCCGGTGTTCCAGTAAAGTCACCGTCCCACTCCATTGCGGTGACACCGTCTTGATGGATATACACCTTATTATCAAACTGGATCATATCAACATCTTGGGATATGGTTACTCCAGTCGGGTACGCAATGCTGCTTGTTGCGTTTGTGCTTAGGTTAAATGCGGTAGCACTTGTGTTTCCGGCAACTAAAATGTATGAAGCATTGTTATTTGCGTCATCATAAAAAGACATAGAACCATATATTTTAACAATGGCATTGTCATCTAAATGGGCAGATCCAACCGTAGCAGTTCCACCTGCTGTTCCAGTTGCTCCAGTCTCAGCAATAGTTAAAGCTGTTGCACTAGTTACGGTTGCAATTTTATTGCCGTTTGGATCGGGGGTTACTCCAGTAATTCCGCTTACATTAACTAGAGTTTGATCTGTAATTCCGTGAGCAGATGAAAAATTAATAGTAATAACACCAGTAGATGGGCCAGAAAGACTACTGCTAGTTACATTTGCATATAAATTAAATGGAAGAACAAAGTTAGGGATTGCGAATGGTGCTAACTTAATCTGAATAGCCTTTCTAGTTTGCCACTCTCCACCCAAATCACATCTTCCATTAAGAGACTCTTCAAGCACTCCGCTAGGAAGTTGGTCTGGTCTTAGTCGATTGTTAAACCCTTTAAATCCAGACTCTATGTCCTTTATTGGACGATCATCTAGTTTTCCGTATTGTTCGTACCTATCCATTTAACAATTGTGACAAATAATGTCCAGTTTTTGTAACAAAAAAGTGGACAGATTTTTTATTTCCTATTTAACTTGTGAACTTCCAAAATAGAAACCTAGTAGAGCCAGCATCCCTTGCCTTACTTCAGGCAATAATACAAAGCCCTCTAAATGTTTCCACTTATCTGATCCGATTCCTAAAAATTTAAATATACCCAGTTTGTTTGCCTCCACCGTTACTGGTATGTCAAAGAATGCCATGATGAAGGGAGCAAATACCACCGAAAAAAGGATACACATGGCAATGAGTTTACGCACCCATGCTCCGCTTTCTCCTGATCGTTCTGCCGCTCTGTCTGCTGAAGCATCCGAAACCCCCTGCTTCTGAATCATGGACTTAATGGCATTGGCTTGGATGTTCATTTGGGCCGAGATTAGTTTCATTACAAATCCCGTGACCCCACCTCCAAGCATTGCCACTAGCTCACCACTCATCGCTTTCTTAATTCTACTATTGTTTTATATACCCAAAGACCCATGTACGCAATGGTACACACCGAAGCGAGAATAGACATTACCTCGCTAACTCCTTGAAAAGATACAGCAAGTATTGACCCTGCCGTCCCAATTCCAAGTTTGTTTATTTCGGGGTGCATTACACAAATTGCGAAACGTGAATTATTGAAGCACCCGATACACCTAAAAATTTAGCAGCCTTAGCAGCTCTTGCGCTAAGGGTAATAAGTCCCTTCTCCTTTAGAAGAAGATGACCATTAGATGCGGTAGGGACGCTACCATCAAACGTCACGATAACATTGTTATCTTGAACGTCGATCATTGCATATTTGGTATCACTAGCAAACGCAGCAAATGAGACTCCAGATCCTGATGTTGCACAGGATAAGTTTTCTCCAGATGTTGTTCCGTTTGGTCGTGGATATAGGTTTGTTACTAGACTGTTCATTATCTCGATTGTTGGCTGACATACGTTTTGAAGCGCTGTCCGACTGTGTTATTGTTATAAACTTGCTGGGGATTGTCTAAAGCCTCAGCTAAATATTGATTGGCAATTTCTTCTTCAAAACCTGCCTTTGAGTGCTGCCCGTCCATACGCAAAAAATCGGCGTAAGTTGCATGGGTCATAAACAAAAAGTATTCGTCAGGAACTTCAGTTTCTCCACCGGTCCCATTGCTGTCTAGGGTTGTTAAAAGGGTGAGGGGTTTTCTATAAGTGACAAAAACGCTTGTAGCATCGGAAGCTGTAAGGTTAATTACATGAGCCCCGTCACTCTCTACAAAGAACTCAAAATCAATAGTTGAGTTTCGCAGTAAAGGTTGTTCTCTATTTATTCTAAGGAACTCGCCTATATCGGTTTTGCTTGTTTGCGTAAATGGAACTACCGAGTTTGATATAGTTCTTTCTTCTCCAACAGTTAAATACCTAGCCCAATATGGAGTGGTGTTGTAGGCTTGAGAAAACCTTCTATTGGCCAGTGCCAACAGCTGAGATATTTCCTGCGTAGTAAAATCTGAATTACCAGAAAGTGCGGAAATTAAATCAAATAAATCTTTGTTGGCTCTGTCTTGCATTATGCTTTATTAGGGCTAAGTTCTGGAAACTTCTTATTATAATACTTTAAGAACTCTTTACTGTGAACGTGATCAACTCCATACTTCTTGACCAACCTGAAGTAGTCTCTGGCGGGAATGTTGGCAACACATTTGCCTAACACTGGATGAGTTTTACCTACATTTGTTTTTGCCTCTTTAGCAGTGGCATCAATGCGGTCTTGCTCCTTTGCTCGCTCCATCTTGAAGCCAGTTTCAATCTCACGCATAAACGCTTGATTAACCTCGCCGTTATCATACTTCGGTACTGATGTAATAATATTCATAAATAAAAAAAGGGAGGCCAGGATTGGCCCGACCTCCCTTAATAAATAATTAATTAATTAATTATGATGCGAACAGTTGTCCTGCGGTAGGGTAATACTTCATAAGAAGACGAATCTTCCC